AAATGCAAATTATATCTAGGCACAAATTTTTTACAGTATTTACATTTGCGCTATATTAGAAATGAGGCATTTAGCAAAACCTCAGTAAAAATGCGGTATTATACCACATATTTACATTTGCGCTAATGTAAACAAAAAGATTTACAGATCTATGGCACTAATCACCAGAAAAGAAGCAGCGGAGAAGATGGGGGTAACAATCCATGCGGTATATATGGCTATCAAGCAAGGCAGATTGACTGCTATCAAAGACAATCAAGGAAAGGTGGTAATAAATTCAGATACTATGCTGGATGAATGGTCTAGAAAATCACAGCCTAGGCCGACTAAAAAAATAGAACATAAGACTTATAAAACTTCACAGTCTGAAACTGATTATCCAGAATATGGAGAAAGCAAAGCAAGAACAGAACACCTAAAAGCAGAATTATTAGAGCTAGAACGTAAAGAAAAGGAAAAAAGTCTTGTAGCTGTAGACGAAGTAAATAATGCATGGCAAAAAATAATAACTAACACTAGAAATAAAATGCTTGGTGTTGCATCAAAAGCGCAACAACGATTACCTGATTTAGATACCAGCGCTGTTGATTGTATTGATGACATTGTCAGGGAAGCTTTGGAGGAATTATCTGTTGCATGACTGATCTAAAAGAATGGATAGATAACCGAGGGATTAAGGGTGAAGAATATCTTGGCGATTTGTGTAAAAAAAACCATGGATATTTAGATACTGGTAAATCTGTTAGATGTAAGCCAACTAATAGGCCAAATGGAAGATGTGTATGTTGTCGCAAGGAAAATGGTGATAAAAGCTATAAAAATAACTTGGAAACAAAAAAAAATTATTATGAAACTAATAAAGAATTTATTTCAAAAAGAACAAAAGAAAAATATAGAATAAATATGCTTGATCCAGTGTTTAGACAAAACAGAATTGAATCCCGAAGAATAGAAAGAAGAAAAAAAGGATGTGAACTTCGTGAAAATATTACGTTATGGACAGCTATAAAAAATGCTGGAGCGCCAAGTGAGTTTGAAAAAACGCTTGCAAGAATAACAAAAAATAGAACTTATGATGCAAAAAAAAATCAAAGAATCAAATACAAAACAAATTTAGAATTTAATTTATATGTGAAATTAAAAAGAGGAATGCAAAAAGCTAAAGATCGTGGATTGCCTTATGAAAAAATAGATATAAAAGATATTATTAATAAGATTTATTTATACAACCAATGTTGTGCCTATTGCGATACAAGATTAAATCTTTTGATTGCGAATCAAGATAACAGTTTAGAAATGGATCATATTGTTTCATTTTCAAACGGAGGATCACATACGTTTGATAATTTAATGCCATCATGCAAAAAATGTAATCACAGTAAAAAAGCAAATAAATTAGAAGATTGGTATAAACAACAAACATTTTTTAAAAAAGAAGTTTTAGAAAAAATAAAACAATGACCAGTATTTTTGATTTAGAAAAAAAAGCATACGCAGCATTCTTACCACCTAAAAAGTTAAGCCTTAGTCAATGGGCGAATGAGTATGCATATTTATCTGTAGAAAGTTCTGCTGAGGGTGGAAGGTGGCGTACATTGCCATATCAAAAAGGAATTATGGATGCAGTTACTGATCCTAATATTGAACAAATATCAGTAATGAAATCAGCAAGGGTTGGATATTCAAAAATTCTTAATCACATAATTGCTTTTCATATACATAACGACCCTTGTCCAATAATGATTGTCCAACCAACAATTGAGGATGCTACTGGTTATTCAAAAGAAGAAATTGCCCCGATGCTTCGGGATACTAAATGTTTGCAAGGCTTAGTTAGCGATGCAAAAGCAAAGGATGGACAGAATACGTTATTACAGAAATTATTCCCTGGCGGAAATCTTTCGTTAGTTGGTGCTAACTCACCAAGAGGATTTAGAAGAGTATCTAGACGTATAGTCCTGTTTGACGAGACGGATGGTTACCCTGCTTCTGCCGGAACTGAGGGTGATCAAATTAAACTTGGAATAAAACGTACAGAATTTTTTGCTAATAGAAAAATAGTTGCAGGGTCTACGCCAACGGTTAAAGATTTCAGTCGTATAGAAAAACTATTTAATCAGACGGATCAACGCCGTTACTATATTCCATGTCCGAAATGCAATCATATGCAGTATTTAAAATGGGCTAATTTTGAATGTTTTGAAAATGACCCAAGCACAACAATATATAAATGTGAAAAATGTAATCATCATATTCCTCATACAAAAAAACGATGGATGGTAGAGAGAGGAGAATGGCGAGCTACTGCTCCATATAATGGTAAGCACGTTGGATTTCATATTTGGGCTGCATATTCATATTCACCAAATGCAAGTTGGTCAAATCTTATGGAGGAATATCTTGCTTGTAAAAATGATCAAGAACAACTAAAAACTTTCATTAATGTAACTCTGGGGGAGGTATATGAGGATGAATATCATACAAAAGCAAGTGCTGATGGATTATTAAAACGTGCGGCAGATGAAAAATATAAAGAAGGCATCCCACCAAAAGAAGTATTAATTCTAACGCTAGGTATTGACGTACAAGATGACAGGTTAAGTATGTCGATTATTGGTTTTGGTAGAAATGAAGAAATGTTCTTGGTTGATAGAAAAGTAATTTATGGATCTCCAGCTAGAGCGGATTTATGGGCGCAGTTAGATGAAGTCTTGCAAGGTAAATATACAAACGAGGATGGAAAAGAATTAAAGATAGATACAGCAGCAATCGATACCGGCGGTCACTTTACCCAAGAAACTTACCAGTACGTTAGAGAAAGAGAACAACTTGGCTTGATTGGTATAAAAGGTATGGGCCAAAAAGGAAAACCACCTTTAGGAAAAATTTCTAGGGTAGATATTAACTTTAGAGGTAAAGTTTTGAAGAGAGGATTAAGTTTATATCCAGTAGGTGTAGATATGATTAAAACTACTTTGCATAACAAGTTAAAAGATGCAGAAGTAGGTCATGGTTATATTCATTTCTACCCAACAACAACGTCAGCATATTTTGAAGAGTTAACAGCAGAAAGACAGATACTAAAACATAAAAATGGGTATCAAGAACGTGTTTGGGTAAAGAAAAAAAACCAAGCTAATGAAGCTCTTGATGAAATGGTATATGCATACGCTAGTTTTCAAAGATTATTGCAAAAATATGACCGAAAAACAATATATGATCAATTTGCTAAGAGATTTGACAACAAAAACCCTCTAAAGGAGACTAAGGTAAGATTAAATCAAACTAAATCGGCTAAAAAGCCTAATTTTATCTCTAATTGGTAACTAAAACGTGACTTTTCCAACCACTATAAGAGCCGGAGATTATGTGCAATGGCGCATACCAGCTAGTCAAGATGTATATGGTAATAGTATTAGCAGTCCAGATTGGTCTGTAATTTATTATTTGCGTACAAATTTAGGGCCGTTAGGAGCAACAATTACTAGTAGTGCATATAACGATGGCTTTCAATTTACCATTGCTAGTAACGTAACGGAGGCATTTGCAGCAGGGGATTGGTTTTATCAGGCAGTTGCAAACAAATCAGGTAATGAAAAACAAACAATATATACTGGAAAGTTTGAAGTTTTAGAAGGATTAGCCTATAGCGGAACACCATCAGGTTATGACGGTAGAAGTCAAGTTGAAAAAGATTTAGAAGTTATACAAACTGCTATTAGAACAATCATTAGCGGTGGAGCAGTACAAGAATATAAGATTGGAACAAGATCCGCTAAGAAATATGAATTAAAAGAGTTGTTAATGCTCGAAAGTAGATATAAAGCAGAATTAGTAAGAGAAAAACAGGGAGAAATGATTGCTAATGGACTTGGAAATCCAAGAGCTACATTTGTACGTTTCAACGGAGCAATTTAATGGGAATCAGAACAAACATCTCGAATACAGTTAAAAGAGTACTTGGTTTTGGACGCAATGCTAATCCTCTTGGAAGTATTAAAAGAGCATATCAAGGAGCATTAGTTTCAAGACTTACTTCCGATTGGATGAGTAGCCAATTGAGCGCCGATGCCGAAATAAGGAATAGTTTGCGAAAGCTAAGAGATAGATCAAGAGAATTAGTAAGAAATAATCCTTATGCTAGACAAGCAAAAAGAACAACACAGATAAATATAGTTGGAACTGGAATGAAGTTTCAATCTTTGGTTGTACAACAAAGAGGAGGAAAAAGAGATCAAAGAGTAAATAATATTATTGAAGAAGGTTGGGATGATTGGACTAAGGCAGATAGTTGTGATTGTGCTGGCAAGTATAGCTTTCACCA